TTCATCATTCTTCTATTTTCAATATAATTATTATTTGGTATTTCAAATTTACCTTCTGGTCTACTCCCATCAACAAAAGATGTGGCAAAGGGTTTCTTTTCAACTTGTTGATTTTTAAATAAAACATATCCAGTAGAAAACCCACTATATACATATAATAATAATCTAGCAATTGAGGAATAATTTGAAGTAGCTATTACATTTTCTTTTTTTAATAATTGCCATGTTCCTTTTTTACTTTTATCATATATCAAATCCAGTGCATTCAAATCACGCTCATTTAGCATTCCTATGGCACCAGCTCCATCAAAATCTTCAGATACATAACACCAAACTTGACCTGAGTAACTTTCACCTGGGATTACATTTATATCTTTCAATAAATACACAGACTCCGCTACAGGATTAACTTTAATTACATTTTTAAATTTTCCAGTAGGATCGTTCGCCGACATTTCAAAACTACTGTTTATATAAAGAAAGTTATCGCTAAACAAATTCTCTGTACCTTCTTCAACAGCAAAACTCTTTACACCATCAAAAGGCACATCATCATCTCTAACAGTTACACATAAACTACCATCATCGTTGTATATTAAGCCATAATCTTCTTTTATTAAAGCCATTTATCTCACTCCTTTGCTTCGTATAATACAAATTATACGCATTAAATATCGAACTCTCGAGGCAATTCAACATCTGCATATCCACCTAAACTTTCTAGCTTAGGGCTGATTTCTGTGTATAAACTTTTTAATATATCTGGAATTGACGATTTTAAAAATAAATCAAATTCTTGTTCAGAAATATATTCTTTATATTCCCATGCTGGCACTTCATTAATCACTTCTTCTCCTGTTTCTTCATTGAAAGAAGTCTGCTCCATTGTTGTTTCAATTATTGAATATCTGAAAGCAAACTTAACTTTCACCTTTCCATTTTTTATATCATCTTTACTATTTAAAATTATTATTTGTTTAGGTTTCTCTGTACTTGCAATCATATAAATACCTCCATAAAAAGAAGCCCCGAAGGGCTTCGTTATTAAGTTGCAAATTTTAAACCTGATTCTTTTTCATATTCTTTTATTAGTTTGAATATTAAAGTTTTGAATTTTTCTTGACTATCTTGAATAAAACTATCATTAGCATTTATATTAAAAGTATTATAAACATTTTCTGGGCCAGAGCTAGTAACTGAACTCTTATATTCTGTGTTATATTCGTCTTGTTTTTTGATATCAATTTCCTGGAATTTTTCTCCTGCTTCTTTTATGATTTGATCCATTGATTTTACTGCTCTTTTACCCATGTTTATAGCTCCAAAAGTAATTTCCCCAATAAACCAAGATATAGTATTATAAAGATCATTAAACCCAGAGGCTACCATTCCAAAAGCAATATAAAACCCCTGAGCTATAGGTCTTATTACTTTGTTATACATCCATGTTAATACTGCTGCAAAAGCTTGTAAACCAGCTAAAAGTGGATTTAACAAAGGAACTAATAAAGTACCAAGCATTTTACCAAGATTTGTAAGTATATTGACAAAAGGCATAAGAGCATTGTTTATCAATGGCCCTAATATTGTCATCATTCCTTCTACAATTGTTGTTATTGGATTTAAAAGAGCTTGAACATTTGAAAGCATTGCAACAGCTTCTCCAAGAGGACCTATTAAATCTTTAAATAAACCAGCAAAACCTCCAAGGAAGTTATCTTTCATACTCCCTTGCCCTGCCATACCCAAAGAGAATATTTTACCTAAATTACCTGCTTCACCTTTATCTTTATCGTAATACTGCTTCATTTCTGGAAAGAATGTATATAACTTATCTATGGTTTTTTCTACATTACTTTTTTCTGGTTTTTCTTCATCTGATTTTTGGATTCCAAGCATTTCATTCACTGCTTGCTGAATAACTGATAACTCCTCTTCTTGCTCTGGTATGTAATTCTTAACAAAATCAAATATATATCCAACTGTGTCTGTGGTTGTATTTATATCTTTACTAACTCCACTATCTTCTTCCCCACCTATGAAGTATTTTTTTAATAATTCAACAACATCTCCACCATCAAAATAACCAGGTAAAAATCCAACAGCTCCACCATTTGCGTATCCTTGTTTTCTGACATTTTCAATCGTTCCAACAAGTCCAGGAGCTTTTTTAACAAGCCACTGCGGAATAACATATTCCCCCGCATGAACTATCCCAGCAGGTTGATATTTTCCCCCGTCTCCTGTATATCCACCAACATCAAATTGTCCACCTTTATAACCACCTGGTAAAAAAATCTCTGGTGATGGAATGAGATATTTTAACCAACCATCATTTTTCTTTTCTTCACCGAATGGCCCTATATTAAATAAAGTTCCATCTTCAAATTCATTTTTTCCCATCAACAAGTCTAATGTAATCTGTATTGCATTATCTTCCCACTCTTTCATTTTTTCATACCATTCCCATGCAGTACCTTCTAAATTTATTTTAAAATTTTCTACTGCTTCTGAATCAGCCCCAAATAATCCATAAAGCCAACCCAAAACATCAGATAATATATTTATTCCAAATTTTACAGTTGTATCTACAATTGAAGATAACCATTTTAATACTGCACTTAAGGGACTATCTTCACCATTTTTTATATTTAAAAACATTTCTTTAGTTGCACCAATTATTCCAGAAAGCCAATCATAAGCATCACCAGCTAACTCTAAAGCTAATTTTGCTGTATTTAAAGCTCCTTTTAAAACATTCTTAGCCCATTGAGGTAATCCACTTTCATCAACCTTAGCTATGAGCATATCAATAGCTTGTTTACCTTTATTTATCCATTCTGGTATTTTGTCTCCAAGCCATTTAACAACTTCAACAGCTATCCCAATAGTAAAGTTGCCTATATTTCCAAACAAACTGCCAATATCTTTAAATATCTTTTGTAATACAGCCATAAATCCATCGTTAGACAATAATGAGAATAGCTCTTTTACATAAGAAATTATATTGTCTATAGCTTTGCCTATCCATTCAAATATAGCTTCCTTTTGTTGATCTTCAAGCATTGTGAAAACTGCTGCAATTGCTCCCAATATCCAAGTGAAAGGATTAGTAAGAGCAGATAATACTGAACCTAACTTGCTAAATATATTTAATGCGATATTGAATCCGATAATAACTCCTAAAAGCCTTACAACAGCACTTATTAATTCAACAAACTGGTCTTTATTTTCTTCAATCCATCTCGTAAGGCCTTGAACCCAAACAGCTGCTTTTTGAATCCATTTTCCTAATGTATCTTTAAAAGCACTGTATATTGTTTGCTTAAGGTTGTCTAAAACAACAACTAATTTTCTAAACTGCCACTCTGCTGTACTTGTTTGCTTTTCAAACATTTCATTTAAAGCTGAAACATCATCAGTTGTGCTGCTTAATGTGTTTTGCAAGCTTTCATAGTTATTTACTAAAATTTTTACAGCATTCCCAGCTTCTTCTGATAAACCCAATGAATTGAAAAACTGTGCAACTTCTTCATTTGTTTTTCCATCAATCTGAGAAGTTATTTGTCTTAAAACTTTTGAAAAACCAATAAATTTTCCGTCTCTATATAATTCAATACCCGCTTCTTTCAAACTTTCTGATTTCTCTGTCAATTCATTATATACATTTGATAGAGCATTAGCCGCTTGAGAGGCATCAGGCATATATTTTGTTAATTCTGCAAAAGTTGCTGTTGCATCAACCCAATTTTCACCAAGAGTTCTAGCTGTCGCTGCAACTTCTGGTATTGATTGAGCTAACTCTTCATAAGTGAGTAACCCTTTTTGAACACTTTGGAATTGTACAGCGAAAACTCTTTCAAGGTCTTTTATTTCTAAACCAAAAGCTTTTATCTGTTTTATAGCTCCTGTAAATGCTGTAGATGTATCAGTATTACCTGCAACCGCTGCTTTAGCAACTTTTTGTAATACTGCAGGGACATTTTCTAATGTAATTCCAGCTGATCCTAAATCATATGTTGCTTGCCACATTGATTCTAAGTTTTGACCATATTGCATTGATATTTTCGATATATCTTTTCCTAAATATTTTTCAAAATCTTTTGCAGTCTTATTAAACATTGTTGAAGCATTAGCCATAGCCTTTTCTGTATTTTTAGAAAACATGAATATAGCTCCACCAGCTGCACCTATTGCACCTAAAGCTATTTCTGCACCTCTTGCTAATTCATTATATGAATTTTTAAAATCATTAAAGCTTCTTTGAACTCTATTAGCTGTTTTTTGTAGATTATTCAAAGAACCACCTATACCAGCTATAGTTTTTGAAGCCATATCTTTTGCATTTATAATAATACTCATGGTAGCTGCATTAGCCATATCAGCCACCTCCTATTTTTTTCTTTTTGATAGATTGTTATAATGTATTTTCAATTGTTCTTGATAAATCCTTAAAAAGTACATATATTTTGCATTCTGCTCTAAATATCCTCCTCTTTCTGGATAACTAATCATATTTCCTCTGTGATCAAATAGAGTATTTTTTATTTTTAAACATTCTTTAATTACTTTAATTTCTTTATCTTCAAATCCTCTAAAAGATATTTTTTGATTACCTGACTTTTTTATAGTACTTGCTATCCAACCAGATAACATATTTTCTTCAATATTTTCTAATAAATCATATTCTTTTCTCGATTCTTTATAAATCCTTTCCGCTGCTTCAGGACTTAAATTCAATACATTTTTAAAACTTATTTTTTTATCAATACTCCACTCTAAAATTAAAAAAGGAAGGATCTCATAAATCCTTCCTCCATTTTCTATTGTCATTAAAGACTTTAAATCAATTTCTTTGAATAAAACTTTTACTCCATTAAAACTTAATATCATTTTGTTGATCTAATCCATATTCGTGGAGTATCTCATTCCAAAGATTGTTTATTAGTTTTGAGTGTACCTTTGTTTTTAAAGTGTTTAAATTTAAAGGTTCATCTTCACTCCAACCCTTTACAACTTTTGCAACGATTTCCAAAGGTATATGGCCAAGACTTGACATTTCCATTTCCATAGACATATCTCTAGCTATTTTTAAGTTTTTTGGTTTGATTGCTTTTTTAATATCTTCTACTACTTCAATGTTTGGTTCTGCTAAAATTTCTACATAATCTTTAGTTTCCTTTTCTGAAACTTCCATTTTTTCATCAAAATATACTTTTTTAGTTTTGTTAGTATCAATTATGAATGCCATTGCTATTCCTCCTTAATATGTACCTGTATCGTTAGTTTTATCTACAACTTCAATAACATCACCTAAAGCTGGAGTTATTGATGTAAAATTAGCATTAAGACTTATCTTATCTGCTCCACCAATGTCATGAGGCATTTCTGTGAATTTTATTCTTGGTAAAAATATCTGTAATTCTTCGCCTGTATCTTTTACTAGTTTAATACCTATCTTAGCATCTTCAAAATTTTTGTATTTGCTATATTCATTAGTTAGAACGGAAGAATCAAAATAAATGTTTACTGATCCAGTAACTTCTAACTTATTAGCAGTAACACTTTTTCTTTTTCCTGTTCCGTCTAAACGATAATCATCTGCATCTATGTTGTTATTTATCTCTATATCAATAGATGAATACAAATCAGCAACGGTTGTAAATTCGTCGTTGTAAAGAGTTAATTCTTTAAAGTAATAAGGATCCTCACCTGGTTCTACGAGAGTAGAACTTACAGTAGCTGCTCCTATAATCTCTTCTTTACCAGTAAAATCTACAGACATAGTTGGAATATCTCCTACAGCTCCAGAAAAACTCAATGAATTAACTGTCATACCAGTGTATTTTATTTTATTTCCTGAATGATCTACTTCTATAGTTGCTGAAGGAAGATCCTCTGTTATTCCAATAGGAATAATTTTTGTTGAATCATCTGTAGAATCACTATTAGAATCATAAGCAACAGATTTTCCTAGGGCTAAATAAAACAAAAATCCCATAATACCAGGATAAGCTTCCAAATCAATAGAACCTTCAGCTCCTTCTTTTCCAGGAGCAAGAGATTTAACAGCCCTGTTTCCTAACAATGCTTCTGATTGATTTGTTTCTACACTATGATTAAGACTTTCAGAAGTAAATGGAACTTTATACTTAACTTCTGCTTCGGTAGCAAAAGTAGTTTCTTCCCCAATAGTTACTGCTGACTTTGCACCAGTTCCTATACTCATATTGCTTTCACCTCACTTGTTTTGAATGTTATCATTACATATAAACCATTATTATCTTCACTAAACTCTGTATTTGTTAGTACAAAATTTTGTTTAAAATAATCTTCTATTACTTCTATATCTGAATACTTTCTTTGCAAAAAAAGTTCATTTTGAGATAGATCATCTCTTTTTTTATTAAAAATACAAACTAAATTAATTGTTGGCTCTGTTTCATATCTCCTTGAAGTTAACTGTCCGTGGTTTGAATTTGCTAAAAAAATAGAAGCTACGTTCAAATCATCATCCGATTTCGTAGCTCCTTTAGTTACTTTGTCAAATATTAAAATGTCATTGTTTTTTATAACAGATAAATCATTTTTTATTTTATCTAATAATTCGTTATACATCTTCTATCCCTCTTTTAAATATTTCAAGGATTTTATTTTCGTTGTCTTCTAAAGTTCTCTTAAAAAAATGTCTTGCTTTCGTTCCTGGATGTCTTACATGTTTTGCTACAGCCCATTTGCCTGAATCGCCCATATAACCTTGAGGTTTTGGTTTTGGTCCAACATACCAAGATAGAGCTTGTTTTCTTTTTGGGAAAATATCATGAGGCTTTGTTCCATACTCAAGAAAAGTTGCATGAATTTGGTCTGTATATAATTTTCCATTATCACTACTTTGTTCAGTAAATAATTTATTCTTTATTTTTGAAGTTTCAAGTTCTTGATCATATAATCTTTGGAGATAATTTTTAAGTAAACTTGTTGCCTGACCAAACATAATTCTTCTTTTTTCTGGACCAACATTTTTCTTCATTTGTTTTATCTTTTTTTGTATGTCTTTAGAACCTACAAGTTCAATCTTCATACTCCATCGCTCCAATTATTAAATCATTTAGATATGTCCTCTCTATTTTCTCTATTTCTGATACTATTCCACCTTTACTATAGCTTTCTTGCATATCCCCTGATATTTTAGTTTGAGCTGCATTCCAATCTCTTAGCAAGCTTCTTAAAGCATCTCTAACTGAAAGCATTAATTTAGGCTTGTTTTCTAATACATATTCATCATTTTTATTTAGAGAATTATCTATTAAAAAAGATTCTAACTCAGTATCATTAAATATAGTTCCATTTTGATCTCTCAATTCTATTTTCATTTTTTCTAGATTTGTCATTTTAAATCACTTCGCTTATTTTTTTGATTATCTCCTCTTTAGTATCTTTTGCCTTTAATTCAACTTTCTTTTTTTCAGCTATTTCTTTTAATTCTGGAACTGTATTTTCTTCTAACTGTTCAACAGTCAACTTATTTTCATCAGAGTTTTCATTTTTTTTTATTTCTTCCAAAACTCCTCTTTTAACTAATGTATCTCTTACTTCATTTTTGTCTAATTCAATTATTCCTTCATTTACAACTTTCCCTTTATAAGTAACTGGCTTTAATACCTTATATTTCATGTTTTTTCCTCCTCTAAAAAATTAACCGCCCATTAAGGGCGGCATTATTTATATTACAGTTGCTGAAACTTGTTGTTCTGCATAAGGCATGGTTACTATTTGAGCACCTGCTGCCTTTGTCCATAAATCAACTGGATCATTAGTTTCCCATTGAGTTACTGTAATACCTTTCAATGTTTTAACTTTTTTCATTGTTGTTGATAATGATTCAGCTGTAGGAGCTACTAATGTTTTACCAGCTTGCCCATTTCCAGGAAGTATAACAAATTTGTCTTCGTCAAAGAACCTTTTTACATTTCCATCTAAATCTCTGGCTCGTAAATCATATGTAGTAACTTGAGGATAACCTTTTGAACCAAAATAAGCGTTTAAATCTTTCTGAGTCAATAATCTATCTGAATTAACTCCTAAAATAGCTTTTCTTAGGTTTGCGTTGTTCAATATGTGATTTAATACTTTTGTTGAAGTTATAGCTTTTGTAGGTGCTAATCCGCCATTTTCTTTTATCATAGTCATCCATGTGAAAATATCTGCTTCTGGATTTGAATTTGTTTCATCACTCCATAATGTAGATACAGTTGGTTTGTTTTCAGTTGGCATTAAATAATCAACGGTGATCTGATAACCATCATTAGTATAGTCAAGAATACCTTTACAAAGAGCTTGCATTCTTAAGTATTCTATTTTGTTTTCTACACCGTCATATGTGTAAATTACATCATCAAAATATTTCTTTATTACTGATTGAGGTATATTGCTACCAGAATTTCTTGATTCGAATAATTTGATCATATTTTCCTCACCAAGATTCATTTTTAATTTGATAGCGTTGATTTTACCAGAGATAGTTGCCATATTATCTCTACCTCTTATAGGAGCTTCTTTACCCCACGCTATTACATTACCCATTACTGGGTTAGCATTAGCACCTTTTAGATATTCAAATCTTAATGAATCAGTTGGTTCAGAAGGAAATATTGCTGCTCCCAAATAATTTCTTTGTGGTCTGTTCATTACATGATCCACAAATTTCTTTGAATCTAATAAATTATAGATATTCTTCATAAGTCTTCACCTCTTATACGAAAATTATGTGTGGTAAATCGGTTTTAGCTGCTTCATCATAACTTGTCAATTTACTTTCTATTACTGCACCATGAACCATATATGTAACCATAACATCTTCCTCTGCTACTACTGGTTCCATTAATATTCCCACAGCTGTTTCTCTCCCATCTGTTTGAGTATCGTCATAAACAGCTAATTTACCCGTAGCTGTCACTTTTCCTAAAACAGTTCCTGCTTCTAGATACTTATCTGTTGTTGTAATTAACGAAGAATCAATAGTACCACCCAAAACAATCTTATGTTCACTTGCCAAAAAATTTGCTACTGATCCATAATCAGTTTGATTTAACATATAATTTCACCTCCGAATTATTTCCAAAAATCATCTAAGTTTGAAGAATCTCCAATTCCACCCAACGCCATTTCAACTTCTTTATCAATTTGATCTTTTGATAAATCTGAATTACCTTGAATTCCTTTACCTTTTTTTAAGTCATCAATTTTCTTTTGAGCTGACTTTTCAATGATTGTTTTAAGAGTTTTAATATTTTCTGTTATCTTTTCAGCATCATCAGTCATAACAATTGGTAAAAGTGAATCCATGTGATCTGAAAGTCCTTCTTTAACTAATGTTTTCTCAGCCATATTTTCAAGGTCTTTCATTTTAACTTCATTTTTAAGTTTTTCTAACTCTTTCTCAACATCTGATTTTTCTTTATTATCTTTTTTCTTAGAATCTTCTTTCTTTTCTTCATCTTTTGGAGTTAAATTTTCTAAAATCTTTGACATTTTTTCTAATCTTTCTTCTAATTTTGTTATTTTTTCATCTTTTTTGTTATCATCTGCATTGTTTTTGTTACTGTCCTGGTTATTTTGGTTGTTTTTACTATCTTGATTGTTATCTTGATTACTTGAATCGTTATTTTCTTGATTATCTTCTCCATCTTCTGCAAAAAGTTGAAGATCGATATTCATTCCGCTTTTTTCTTCTGGCATTTTCACTACCTCCTATAATATTGATTTTTTAACCTCTTTATAATTGCCTTTATATTAGATTTATTGAAGAAATATGATTAATTACCCTCTAACATTAAAAAAAGCCCCTATAAAAGGGGCTCCTAAGGAGGGCAATGGCATCAATTCAATGAGAATTAATCTACATTCTCAATTTTTTGTATTATTTCATCATTAAAAACTTCAGAATCATAACATTTACACCAAGGATGTGCGGGAGCAGGCGGATAATATTTTGGAGGATAAACTCCTTTTCCCATTTTGAAATCATTAGCTGTCGAATTATCTTCACATACACAGTCATATTCACCATGCTTGTGTTTTGAAGATAAATTCCACTTTAAGCCTTTGATCCACTCTTTTCCTTCAACAAGTTTCTGATTAGTAGTCCTGTATGCTCTTTCAATTTCAGACTCAACTAATCTTCTTGTCATGTAATTTGTTTTTTTGACTGTATAAAGGTCAACAGTTTTTTGAATTTGTTCATCTCCCATTAAGTGAAACTGTTCTCTCAAATATTTTGGTATTTCAACATTAGGATTGTTTTTTAACTCCATCATTGTATCCCATACAGATTCACCAGCTAAAATATTTTTTTGCAAAGTATTAATTAGATTATCTCTTATTTGTTTTGAGTGTCCCCATAATCTATCTGATATTTTTAAACCATCTTGAGCCTTATAAGCAATGAGATAATCCATTATGTTTTTGTTCCACTTCACATTTTCAGTTAAGACATCAAGAGAAAAGTTTTTATATATTGCTTTAGTATCCTCTAATGCTTTTATACTTGCTCTTTTTAATAAATCTTTATGTTGTAAATTCCATTCTTTGTTAAATTTTCTTATCTCATCATCAATATCTTTTTTCATTTTTGTTAGATGAAGTGATCTGTAATTATTGTTTTCATCTTTATATTTAGATATTTTATGAGATATATTGTAGTTTAATTCTTTAAAAAGTTTCTCATATTCTTTATTGTATTTCTTTTCAAGCTTTTTTATAGATGTATTCAAAAACGCTCTTCTTTGCATATTAAATTTATCGTAGAATTCTTCTTGTGTCATCTAATCACCAACCCATCGGGTTAGCTTGTACTTCTTTTTTTTGTTTTTTTAGTTCCTCTTCAGCTGAATTTATTATTCCATTATTTTCTAACCTATTTAACTGCCAATCTTTAGACAATAACCCAGTAGCTTTTGAAACTTCTTGAATAATATCATTAAAAGATTTTGGAATAATATCCTCGAAATCTATCTGAGTTTTACTTTTATTGTTATTTACTAACCATCCTATAAGTTCATTTAATTCTTCAAGAGCGTTCTTTATTTCTCCTCGGGCATAATTAATACTTGTAGTTATTTCAATTAATTTTTTATCCAAACCAACACCAGTTATATTACCAGAAGATTGAAGCATTTCCATTAAGACTATTTCTGGGTATAACCTTTTAATTTTATCCCATATTTTATCTTGTTGTTCTTGAATTCTTTGAGCCATAGCTCCATTGCTTTCAAGCATGCTCGCACCTTTACTATCTCGAGGATAATGCAAGAACTTTCTAATCTTTGTTTTGTCATTACTTATTTTTATAGAAGTTTCTTTTTTCAATTCTTTAGCTCTAAATGCTTCACCTAAATCATCAAATAAAATTGGATCGGCATGTAAATCAAAAAGAGCATCTAAATATCCCTCATACCTATTCTCTGTATCTTGAAGTCTTATTAAACTTTTTATTCTATAGTTAGAGTTTTCGATATGAACGAAAGGTATTGAATCATATAAATTATCTTTAATTTCTGGATTTTCTTCCCCTCTTTGAATTGAAATTGTATTTCTAGTTAAAATCTTTTTTATATTAACCGTTTTACCATTTTCATCTAATTCTTTAGAATTTATAGTAACTTTTATTATCTGATCCCCTAGTTTTTCAATCTTTACACTGTCTGGATCGTGAAGTATAATTCTTGTTCCAGTTATTTTATCTTCACCTTCCCAAACTGCTTCAAGATTTACTTCCTTAAATAAAAAATAATGCAAAGCTATTTTATATTTAAGCGTTTGCATATTATTTTGTTCCCATATTTTCCAAATATCTTCTATTTGATTATCTTTTTCTTTTTCACCTATTAAATGTAGTTTTTTCTGCATTGTAAGAGCTATTGATAGCAGAATAAATTTAGGGACATAGTTATATACAAGGGCTATATTACTTTTATCATCATACTCAAATTCATCTTTATATAACTCTAAAAGTAACTTATTATCTATCGTATCGTGATATCTCATTTAATCACCTCACCATTCTATTTCCTCTTCTGAATACATAGATATATTACTTCTTCCCCATTCAGCTAAAGCAAGAGAAATAACACAATCATCATGATATCCTGCTGGAGCATTCATTTTTAAGTTTCTTGAAGGGGTTAGTTCATAAGCATATATCTCTAATTCATTAATTAAAACAGGTATATCTTCATAATGTATCTTGTTCTGTTCTATAGATATTGAAAGATTGTTTATTAAATCCGTTTTACTGCTATTGTTAAACTTAAAAGAATCAATATTAATTCTTTCATTCCTTAAATCTTCATAAATAGGATCTCCAACACCTGTAGAATCTATAGTTATTTTTCCAGGATATTGCTTATATACACTTTTAATTCTTTGTTTTTGTAAGCTCCAATCTACTTGATTAAATCTATCAAAATAAACAAGGTTACCAAGCTCATCAAGAACAGTTATCACTGTAAAATCCATGTATTTAGCCAAATCGACACCAATAAAAAAATGTTCTCCTGGTTTAGCTTCTCTCAATGTTTTTCTTATGTTCTTTCTAACTCCTCTGAAAACTCCACCAGTATCGTCTAAAAATTCTGCTTCATATTCTTGCTGAAATATTCTCTCTGGTAATGACCCTCTTGCTTCATCTATTTCTTTTGAATCTATAAAAGGGTTATGCCAAGTTGGATGTTTCCAACTAACATAATTTTCAAATAACTGATCTTGACCTCTTGTATATAAATGAAAAAACCAGTTTTTACCTTTAGGAGTAGAAATAATAATAGCTCTACCTTTTTTATCTGTTAGTGTTGGCCTTAAAGATTCAGTCCATATTTTCTCTGGAATCATTGCAGCTTCATCAATTATTAGCAAATCAACACCTTCACCAACGAGTGATTTAGGGTTATCTGCTGATTTTCCTACGAATTGAGTGCCTGTATTAGTTTCAATAAACAGCTCACTCTTCGACATAGTGCATCTACCCTTTTTTTTCCATATAAATTCTCTGGGGTTAATGTAGTTATATATTTCTCTAAAAACCTTTTTTGTTAGTTCATAAGTAGGAGCTACAATCCAAACCATTTTATTTTTCATGAAAGCATAAGGTATAGCTTCTATTGAAGCATATAAAGATTTTCCCCAACGTCTGCCATTGTCGAGAACTTTAAATCTTGCTTCTGAAAAGAAAGCGTCTATTTGTCCACCATCATGCAAGTTAGCTCCTATATCTTTTAAATATTGTTTCTTGCCTTCAAGTGTCATTTATCTAATCCCCACTTAGATCTAATCTTATCTAAAACATCATCTACAGTGTTCTCTTCTGCCCCAGAATGTTTTAATTTTAGTTCTATACCTTTTAGTAAGGAATTATATACTTGAAGCCGTCTAGACTTTTTAAGATTTTCATCGTTAAACCATTCTAAAAGTTTATTATTCATATCATCTAAGTTTTGCAAATCATCTGGAATACTTTTTTGAATATGTTCTTGTATTGTTCTTTTACTAGACTCCGCTCTCTCTTCTCTTGTCTCTTGTAAAAATTTATTTATAGCAACATAAGAAATATTTTTATTCTCTTTCTTTTTTATCTCTTTTGAAATTTCTCTTGATGACATACCTTGTGATGCTAAACTTAACACCTCGTTTTCTAGTTCAAACTGCACTATTTTAGATATTCTTGGCATGTCATCACCTCCTTATATTTTCCGTTATGATATGTTATATTTAACAGTGTTATGTTATTCCTTAACAGTTTCTTACCAACCATTATCTTGCTGATCTTCAACAATTTCTATCTTAACCTTGAGTATTTTTCCTCTTCCAAAAGCAGAAAGTTTATGATAAGCTGCACTTTCACTTTCGGGTATATCTAACTTTATTCTTGCTCCATCAAGTCCTATAGTTATACCTGTTTGAATCGGAGCTATAATTGCCGAAAACTCTATATTATTTTTATCCATATCGCACCTCCCTCTCAGAGGCTCATATTTCAATCGTTATTATTATGTGGTTAATTTATCGTAAAAGAGAAAAAAGTCTCACATGCTTTGACTATTTAGCTAATTTGCTTTTATTTTTTATAAGACACTCTATTAATTTTGTTGTTGTTTTAACCAACTTAGCTCTCTGCCTGCTTATTTCAATTTCTTTCACTTTATCATAAACTATATTCCCGTTATGAACACGAAAATGATGTTTTGAACATAAGAGAATTAAGTTGTCTGGGTGATTGTTGTTAATCGTTTCTTGTATTTTTAAATGTGCAGGAATTTGAGAATACCTGGAATATATATGATGAACGTGTTCACCCTCTAATCCACAAAAACGGCAACGACCACCATCTCTTTGCCAAACATAATCATGTATTGGTTTTGGTATTGGTTTCATATCTATCCCCCTAATAAAAAACCTCGGATCCATCCCCATGAATAATCATGGTACCACTTTTTCAAGTGATGGCCGAGGTTTGTTACCATTAAAAAAGAGCCGATTTTTTAGTCGGCTCTCCACATACTGTATGCATCTTATCAAATTATACCATATTTTGTCCAAATCAGTCAAATTATAGACCTAATTCTTTGATTGCTTGTTTTTTAGTTATCTTTTCTAATTTTTCGGTAAAAAAATGTTTGGTAAAAGCATGATTAAATAACTTTACTTCCCATTGTCTTCCGCTTTTATGCTTCCCTACTATTCTACCAATTTCTGTATTATAATCATCTTGAAAACTTATGCATCGCACTAAATCACCTAGCTTTAACTTTTGTTCTTCCATAATTATTCCTCCTAAGCGTTGTATATCTCTATCTTCTTGATTGCTTCTCTTTCGTAATTCTCCACAGAAGATTTAGAGATATTCATTTTTTGTGCTGTTTCCCTTAAAGATAAACATTTATATCTCTTACCTTTTATTTCAAAATCATGATTAATATATCGGTGAAACAAAACTTCTCTTTCATGACTTTTAAGTATCTTCATCCACTCTTCTACGAGTGAGTAAATAGCAATAGAGTCAACTAATTCCTTGCTATATCCTTCTTTAAGCATTGACTCAAAATCTTTTGGTTTCCCTGTTGTTGGTTTATCTATCCCACCAGGAATAAAGCTTTCTATTTGTATCTCATGATTTGCCATATACAAATTAAGTGGCCTTTGCATGATCTTTTGAAGGCTCGGTTTATATCTTTGAAGCATTTGTTCAATTTCTCTTTTTTCAAAGTATAATAAAACTGGCATGTCTTAACCTCCTGTGATATAATTTATTAGGTTAAGTTGTTTCTTTTTCCTCCCTGGGGCTAGCAGGGAGGATTTTTTATTTTTGATCTTCTATCTTATTGTGTAAAATGCCTTGTTCTTCTATTCTTCTATCTCTATCATTTATTCTATCTATAATTTCTTTTTGTGTATCAGAAGTTATATTTTGTATCCCTGTAAAATTAGATGTTTTTATATTAAAAATTCTCCCATCTTTTGTTATAAGTTTTTTCTCACCATCTTGTTTAAAACAATAAAAAATATTGTGTGAATACATTTTTTCATTATCGGCAACAGTTCCATAGTATATGTGTCCAGGAATGAAATCTAAATCCACTTTTTCTTTTTCTAAATCTTTTATATGTTCTATGAGTTCGCTTATATCTTCATTAATTAACTCTTGAGTTTTTTCTAAATCTTTTATTTTATTTGTTGCTAATCTATCTGTCTTAAGTATTGTTTCTATCATTTCGTGCAAATGTCTAAGCTCTTCTTTTATTTCTTTTTTATTCATTCTATCCCACCTCTTGAAATAATTTATACACTCCCTCTTTATTTGTTTCTGGTTCTTTTCTTTTTGTGTAACTACTAGCTGGTGCATAATAAAAAGGAGTATATATAACTTTCCATGTATTCATTGCTAATGTATCTCTATGAAAAATTTTAGCTCTAAGTCCTAAAATAGATAGCTGTATATGTGACATTCTTACACAATTAATATCTTTATCTGAAGCTGATATGATTAACCGACTTTGAGGGTTTATTCCTTTTTTTAGTAAATGTTCTGCGTATGCGATAACCATTCCTCCACTACCTACAGCTGGTTCATCTATAGTGATTGTAGCTTTTTCTTCTATTCCTACTAATTGAGCGGTTAATTTGCTTAGATTATATGGTGTAAAAAATTGTCCTGTTCCTTTGTTATATATTGACATTTCCATATAAATCTTACCTAGATGATCTTCGTATTCTTTATCAAATGCCATTATTAACTCACCCAAAATCTTAGGAAAAATCTCTTGTTCTTTTTTAGAATATTTATTATAAATTTCAAGATACCTTTTTTCTTTTTCTGGATCTTTTAAAATTATATTTTCAAAAGTAATTGAAGCCATTTCAAGCCAATCAGTAAATACACTCCAAAGATTATACTTACCTTGTAGACTTTCGAACATTTTTATTATTTTATATATCCTTACACCTCCTTAATAGTAAGCTCTGGATACTTCTTCTCAAACAACTTCTTTTTCAGCTTATAGACATTAGTCTTAGTTCCTTTTACGTCTACTATCTCGATAGATCCATCTGCGTAAGTTATTCTAAAATCTGCTATATAGTTTATTGCTCTGTGCCTTTCACCATTTTTCGTAAATCCTTCCTGTAGTAAAAACTTCGGCTGTAATTCTATTTTTTTAACTATTCCTTTAGATTTTAAAATCTTTAACTCTGCGTAGTATTGTGCTTCTTTCTGACTGTCAAATTTGTGTCCATCGAGAGTTACTATCTTATTTCTGTACTTTCTTTTCTTCTTATTTGATATTAATTTTCTGTATTCCTTTGAGCTTATTCTATCTTCCTGTACTGCCAAATCCATTTGACCCCCTTTCAGTATCAGAAGGTGCAACTCCTATTATTTCCTTATAGTCTAAATGACAATTTTTGATTATCATTTGAGCTATTCTGTCATACTTTTCTATAATAACCGGTTCTTTATTTAAGTTATGCAAAACTACTTTAATTTCACCTCTATAAGAAGCATCAATAGTTCCAATTTTACAATCAATCCCTTTTAAATTCATCGAGGATCTTCCAACTACTTGGCCATAAGTTCCTTCATCTAAAACAGAAGTTACCCCTGTTGGCACTGCCACAATTTCTCCAGGTTGAATAGTAATTTTCTCCTTAGCTTTCAAATCAATTCCAGCATCATCAAAATATTTCTTTTCTGTTCTAAGTTCTTTATTTTCAAAGTAAATTGTTATTTTAACCACTCCCTTATTTTAGATTCAATTTTTTCTTTTTCTGAAATTGGATAAAAGTTTGTTCCTCCGATTTTCTCTGTTTTATGAGCGTTCCTTATCTGGAATTGTCTATAAGAAGTTACTTCATCATATCCTACGATTTCGTGCTGAGTGATATGAGTATCTGCGTATTCCTTTGCTTCGTTAAGTTCTTTATACCTTAGCAAAACTCTTAAATAAGGCTTTTCTTTTATAAAAAATATTAGCTTTTTAACTTCATTATCTGTTAGCTTATAAAAAAACTGATCGTTCATGAATTCTTTTCTTAAAGCATTTTTATAAGTCAGCAAAAATCTTACTACATCATATCTGTGCATGTTAGTTTCTTTTTGAATTGCCTTTATTATCCTTTCGTTTTGCCTAGATAATCTATTTTTCTTTTTCATTAATTCTCTTTGTTGTTGTCTTTTTGAATATCTTCCATAATTTAAAACTCTAAAATTGTCGTCCATGTATAACCCAGGTTTTCCGAACTCGTCTACAAGCTGTCCTTTGTTAGCTGCAAGGATAGAGAGTTCTTCCCTATCCATTGCATTTACACTGTCTTCTTGAACATCAACGAATATCATCTTTCATCACCTCATAAGCTTTAATTGTTTCTGGAAAATACTCTCTTATAAGTGTATAAATTACCTTCGCATATTGCCTTATTTCCCATTGAGCGTGCGGATCTTTTCTTAGTTTAATAAAATGCAACCACGCTCTTAAATTTCCCGAAATAAATACTTCTGAATAAGTTGCTACTGGTAGAACTGCTCTTGCTTTTTCTTTCTTAACTCCTTTTTCTAAAAGTGTTTTGTAAGTATCAAACGCTTTGTTGTAGCTTTGCTGATAAGTTATTTTGATATCTTCATCTTCTTCTGGTAAATAAAACTCTTGTGCTAACTTTGTATATCTTCCACTTTGTTCGTTGTAACTAAGATGTCTTTGCCTCATCCATTGCCTTAAAACAAAAATAGGAGCTTTAACCCTAATACTCATACCTGCATGTTCAAATGGAGTCCCAAAACAAGGATGTTTTATTATTTGTTTAATAACTTTTTCAACGTCTGGATCTTCATTATTAAATGAAATTCCTGCTATTTTTGCTATCTTTAGTTCATTGCCCCAAACATCTACAAGTTTTACAAATCCTTTATCTAATACTTTCAAATTACTCACCACCAGTTATATTTATATTGTCACTTGTTAAATTACTTTCTATATCTTCGAATGGATCTTCATCAAATCCAGGCATTTCGTCAGTATATTCTTCTTGATTGTGAGTTGGTTGTTGAGTATTTTGATTTTGAGCCTTTTTAGTTTCCATAAAAGCCATTCTGTTAGCCCATACTTCAGCTGTTTCTCTTTTTACATCATTTCTATCTGTCCATTTGTTAATTCTTAATTGTCCTTCAACAAGAATGAGCTTTCCTTTAGAAAGATAGTTACTTGCAAAATCAGCTTGTCTTCCAAAAGCAACTATATTGATAAAATCAACGTCATTGTTATTCTTAGACTGCCTATCAACAGCCAATGAAAAATTAGCTACATTTGAACCACTAACAGTTGACCTAATTTCTGGATCTCTTGTTAATCTTCCAATAAGAATTATTTTATTATATGCTATTGACATTATTGTCATCTCCTAATATTCTGTCTAGGAAATCACCATGGGATTCAATTACCCAAACTTCAAATTCCCCAAGTTTTTTCTTTCTTGCAGCAGCTGTTGTCGTTAAAGCATAACAACCACCATCAAAATCACTTCCATCTACGGAGTCTGGAGGAACTGGAAAATATCTTGCATAATATTTTTCTGGTTCTGGTGGTTGTGCATTTGATACTATTTGTATTTCTTCATTTGTAAAAATGTCATTTTCATCTATTCCTATTATCCATAAAGCTTTAGCGTCTTCTTTAGTATATTTATTAGCATTGAAAACCCATATGCCAGTATTCCATATATCATAATCATAATTTGCCATTATTCATCTTCCTTCCATTTTATTATTTTGAATTATCGTATTTATAGTTTCTACATGCGAAACCAAATCATATTTCATTTCTTTCAAATCAATCAATTCAGCATTTTTAAATTTTTCTTGTTTTTTAATATCTAACATTATATTGTCTAATTCCTCCAAAGTTTTCTCAATTTCTTTCATTTTCATAAGGTTTACCTCCTCAATTTTTGTAAACTGTCTATAATTAAAAATTATTTATTATTTTCAGTCATTAATTTAATAATTTTTTTGTAAATTCTTGCTTTGTCATTTTTTATCCCCTTTTTCGTTTAATTTATAAAAATTTTTCATATTTACCTCCTAAAAAAGTTTATTTTTATTTCTATAGTTAAAATAAACAACTTCTTTCCTTAAACTTCCAGCTATAGAATAAGAGTTAAATTCTTCTTTATTCCATTCTTTTAAATAATTTTCGTATAAATCGTTTTCGTAGCTTGAAATAACTATCTTTGCATGTTTTAAATTGCTAATAACATTTAATAATTTCTCATGATCTTCTGTATTGTATTCGTGTTTATACATAGTGACTTTTGCATTTCTTGTATTAAGCAAATATGGTGGATCTAAATAGATTAGACTATCTGGAACATCATATTCTTGTATTAACTCAGTTGCATCTTTGTTTTCTATTTGTGTTCTTTTAAGTCTGTCTGTTATTTTTAAAATTATTCCTGGAACTTTACTCCATTGATATGGCCGGTTTGGACCTTCATATTTAATTGACCTACCCCAACCAGGGTTACTACCATTTGTTTTCGGACCATATGCTTGCCACATTCTAACTAAAAATCTTCTTGCTTTTTCTATCTCGTTATCTGAGTGTTCATAGCTTTTCATGTACTCTTCGCGTGAATAAGGTGTGTAATTTATTTTGTTGGCCATGTCGTTTGGGTGATCTCTTATTACTTTAAAAAGGTTAACTACTTCGTTGTCTTTGTCGTTTATAGTTTCTAATCTAACTTGCGGTTTATTAAAAAATATTGCTCCACTGCCAAAAAAAGGCTCTAAGTAAACTTTATGATGTGGAAACAATTTTATTATCTCTTTTGATACCTTCCATTTGCTGCCTGGATATCTTAATAAAGTTCCATACGACATAATACCCTCCTAAAATCCCCGCCCAGCTCGGGGAAATTGACTGATCAGTCTGCGTATATATAGCTTAAAGGAGGAGTTTCTCACCTGCCTTTTATTAGAATTTGCTGGGGATATGTTTAAACTTTCATTTTTGTCTCTCTCCTAACCAAATAAGTTCTTTTGATATCATCTCTTTCAGCAATACGTTTTGCTAAATCTTCAGCAAATTTATAATGTCTGAAAGGTCCTTTTTGTTTAAGTTTTCCTTTATCATCAAGAATTTTTATATACCACATTTTATTACCTCCAAAAAATTTTTAATTTCGTTTAATATAACCGTGTCTTAAAAAATGTAAATGATCATTAATCTTCTGCTCTTTTTTTCTCTTCTTTTCTTTTAAAAACTGAATTTGATATTCATCTTCCATTTGCCGCTCATAATTGCTATGTTCTCCTGCAAACTGCATGAATCTAAAAGCTATGAAATATAATATCCCTAACCCTATTAAGATAAACCATGTCATCAAACCACCTCATTTGTGATATAATCTAATTGTCTTGCTCTTGATTGCCATCTTGGCTTTCGAGAGTTTTTTTATTAAACAGCATCAATTGTTCTTCTGCTATTCCTTTGTGCTTCTTTCCTAATAGTTTGTAGCATTTTGGACCGTATCCTCTTTCTTGGCTCTCTGGATCTGTTAGTTTCCTACCACAGCGTTGACATCTTCTGAAACAATTTCATCAGCCTCCCCTATTCTTTGATTAAGCTTCCACAGTCTTTCATATTTATTCTTTAATTTATTAACTGCATCAACTGTTATTTCGTCATCTGGTAAATCTTTTTTGTATATTCCACTATTGATTTCATTGATATGTTGGCTTGTTTGTCTCGCATAAAAAGATATTGCTTCTTTTAATAATCTTCGTTCATCTCTACTTATCTTCATGCTTCACCTCGTTTAGCCATTCTAGGTATTTTTCCCTTTTTTGTTTTCTCATGCTCTTTGTTTCTTCAAGCGTTATAATCAAGCTTCTTTCATAGATACGGTCAAATGTTCTTCCACCGATTAACTGCGATTCAAATTCTTCTGGACTCTTGTTTGTAGTAATAATAAAGCCTTTTTCAGCTTCATATCTGTGGTTTATAAGAGAGAATATTTCGTTCAAAATTATTTTATTTTTGATTTCTTCCCCTAAATCATCTAAGATAATTAAGTCCAGGTTCTTCATCTTTTTGAATTTATCTCTAATTTCTTCTATAGTTCCAGTGAGTCTGCTACCTGTCAAAAATAAGACGCTTTGACCTTGATATATAGCTTGTCTTGTTATAGCAGCAGCTATATGAGTTTTACCAGTTCCATAGTTACCGTTTATAAAAAGAGAAGATCCATTATTCCAAGCTTTAGCTTTTGCATATTTAATAGCTGTTTCTTTGAATTCTTTTAACTCTTTGTTTTTTGTTTCAAAATTTTTAAATGATTTATTCCAGAATTTTTTCGGTAATTCAACTTGAAGAGTTCTAACAGCTTCTTGTCTTTCTCTTATTTTTTTATGTATTGGACACTCTCTATATGATCTATTCTCTGGGTTATAAATAAAACCGTTTTCACAGTTTTCCTTCATCTGACAGTTTTCGCAGTAACTCTTTGTCTTCTTTTGCTGCTTGTCTTGCTTGTGGGGTATATCTTTCCCCTGCTGGGTTGATGAGGTTTTGATATTCTTTTTCTTTATTACTTCTTTGATATGTTCCATTGCTAACCTCCTCATTCAGATATCCTTCGAATTTTGCAGAGAACAAAGTCTCTGGTCTTAAATACCTGTTCATTTTTGGATCATCTTTCCATTGTTTGCATTTTTTATCTATAACTGTTTTAAAATCTTCTATAGTAAATCCTTCTTTAGTTCTTGCTCTTATAAAACTTCTTGTTTTTTCTGTAGTAGACTTATAATTCTTATCTGATTTTTCATTTAAGTAGTTAACAATTTCTTCATACTCGACAATAGTTTTATTATTACTTGTATTATTATTACTTGTATTATTACCTTTGGCTTTTTTATCTATACCTCTTGGGTTTTTATCCAATAGGGTATTGGCTTTTTCCCCAATAGGGTAGATTTTTCGACCAACGATTCTTTTAAATTCATCTCGTATAATTTCTACTTCTAAATATCCTCTATCTCTTAAATGTTTAATCCATTTGCTTACTGTATCTTTCCTTACTCCATAGAGGTCACCAAAATAACCATTAGAAGCATTACAAAATCCATTTTTATTTGATAGTGCTGTTATTTCAGCAAATAATAATTTTTCATTTGGTTTTAGCTCTAAATCATACCTTACATTTGAGGTTAAAATTGCATAATAATTAGGTTGTTCATTCATCAATAATCCTCCTTGTTTATAAAAATTCTCGGGGGTGGATTAGTCCCCCGAGAGACTTTCAAAGGGGTGTTACTTCACTCTACTGGGGGTAAAATGATTTCCATGTTCGAATCCGCTACGTACGTTGTTATAAAAGTCGCTTCACTTATCTTTTTTTGAAATACTTTAGCATTGCTATTTCCGTCTGATAAATGCAAAAGCACTATTTCTTTAACTTGAGACAAGTCTGAATTTATAAGAAAATCTTTCAAATTATCTATTTCAAAATGACTCTTTCTTACTCTTTTTGCTACTACTTGAGGTATCTTTCCATCAATTATGTTGTCTGCTAAAATTTGTTTATCGTAGTTAGCTTCAATAAGAATGTGGTTCAAACCTTCAAATTGATAATCTATGTAATAAGTATCAGTAGCAAATAAAAGAGTTCCTAAATATTCGTGCCTGATTAAAAATCCAACTGATCCATCACAGTCATGCTTTGTTGGAAAAGCTATTATTTCAAAGTTCCCTACTTTGAATATCTCTTCTGTTTGTATGTTATGAATTCTGTGGTGCTTAAGTCCTAATTTCTTTGATGTTTCTGGTGTCATATAACAATCTATCCCATATTTAATAAATTCTTTTGTGTACTTACTATGGTCTCTATGTGCATGAGAAACCAAACAACCGACAATGTTTTCTATTTCATAGTTCATGCTTTCCTGTACTTCTGAAAACCTCATTCCAGCTTCGATAATAAGGGTTTCGCTATCCCCTTTTAAGAGATAGCAATTTCCCCGGGAAGTAGATCCGATAACTGAAATTTTAAAATGGTACATCTTCAAGACTCGGTTGTTTGTTGTCGGATTGTTTTTGAACTTCTTTTATCAATTTATTTTCTTTTGGCTTTTGTTCAAATTTTATGGTCTTTTTTGGTGCTTCTTTGATTTCTTCCTTTACTTCTTGATCTTCGTCGTATTCTTTATATTCATTCTCTGTTGTATTGTTGAACGATTCGACAAGCAAATCACTGTCATCTGAAGTGTTGACAAACATCTTACATGCACGATTTATTACAGTTTTTTTAGCCATTTGGTCTGTAAAATTCTGATGTGCTTTAGAGTTTCCGTTCATCATTCCTTGACCCCACGCTTGTTTTATTTGAGCAATACTCATTATTTCAACGTAGTTTGGTGAATCATCAGAAGTAACTACTACTGCGTAAGCTCCCTTTATTTTATTTATGTCAATGTTTTCTAAAGATTGCTCATGTTCTAAAATTTCATATATTCCTGTTTCTGGGTTTATTCCAAATTTAAATTTGTCATCTTCATAAACTATAGTTGCGTATACATTTTCTACATTGCTCATTCTTTTAACCGCAGCTACAGTTCCAAAATAACTTCTTTGTAACTGTAATTCTTTTCCATAGGGAATAAAATAACACTGATTTTTTGCTGGGCTTAAACCTTGTATGGCCATATCCATAAGAGCATTAACAATAGATTTTTTATCACAAACTTTTAAAACGGGTTGTTTGTCTTTAGTTTTTGCTGTTATGAGTTTGTAGTAAGCTGATTTCACAGCATTTGCTACAGAGTAGTTCTTAGGAACACTAAAGCCTTCTTTATTTTCTAACTCTGATATTTTAGAAGTAATCGCTTCAACCCATGTTTTATGATCTCCACTTTCTTCTATTTCATTTTTTCTTTTTACTTCTATTTGACTCATTATTTAACCTCCTCAAATTCTCTGTTTTCTATTTTTAATTTTTTATCTGTAGTTACTATTAAATTAATTATTTGATTATCTGTTTCTGGTATTTCGTTAACCGATTCTCTATTGTCTATGAATATAGGTGCTTGAATCTTATAGTAATCACTAAGAACATTTATAATGTCTATTCCTGACTGTATCTTTCCAGCGTTATTTGCGTCTTCAAAAGGAACTCCATTTATAAGAGTTGAACATGTTTCTTTTATCCCACCGTTTATTTGTCTTTCAAAAAGTTTGAATCTTGTATTTTTGAATCTTGAGTTTATTTTTTGTTCTAAAATATTCACCTTTGTGGTTATGAATTCATCTGTAAGATTTTCGTATTTTTCTAAGTTAGAATATTCTTTGTTTAGCTTTGCTTCCTGTTCTCTAAGTTCCTTGATTCTTTCCTGGATCTTTTTCTGCTGATTTCTGTAAGATAATTTCTCTTTTAATTGATCTTGTTCTCTAATTAATTCTTTTTTCTTTTCCTTTAACTCTGTAGTATCTACTTC